AAGGACAGTGTTGCCGCTGATATTGCCCATCTCCACATTACCTCTTCTTTTGCAAGTTCGGAGGCTTGATAAGTGGCCATTACTTCATGAAGTAATTCTGATTTATCTTCTGCGCTGATAGACCCAGCTTCGTAATCACTTATAATACCCATAAGTTCACGGGCAAGATCTCCACGAATGGATTGTTCGTTTACATATTGTACGATTATATCGTTCATCTTCCACTCCAGGATTCTTTAATAACTTTCATTCTAGTTTTGCTCAATGTTACCCATCTATCGCAAACTAGTTCGGGTGCTTTTTTAGCTTTTTCCAAGTTCTCTAAAATAGCTTTTGTAGATATTCTTTGAGGGTCATTTCTAAACTCAGCATATCTATTTAGCCAGTCAGCTTTCAGAATAGCTGGCTCGATGCTTTCTTTTGACTTACAGCTTACAACTTCAAGTTGTTTCTCTAAATCAATATACGTACTAACCATTACAGGATCATGGGCCCTTGGCCACATCTCCTTAACCTTATCTACAGTAGAACAACCAGATAATAATAAAACCGAAATAAGGATTAATGCTCTCATCTTTTTGCGCCGCCTCTGTAATGTGCAAGACGCTTTTGCTCTATAGAGCGCATCTTAGGTACCATTCTAACAGCAATACTTGCTTGAATGTTCTTCATACTCTTAACTTGTTGCTCTACGCGATCTTTTTCAGATGCAGAAAGAGAAGCTTTATCCCTACCGCGTAGTAGACGCTGATACATGGCACGGCGCGCAGCTAGTTGAGCTCTCTTATTAAGTACATCAGGAGTTGATGCTCTTCTTAACTTAATACCTTTTGCCGTACTTCTCTTGGTTCTACCTCTTGCAAAACTTTGACGTCTTCTAAGTCTAGATTGAGCAGATATCTTCTCATCTAATTGTTCTGTTTCTTCTTCAATTAAATCTTCTTCAGGGTAAAGATCAACAATGTCTTCCCAAGTTAAAGAATCAACCATCTCGGTAATATCATTCTCACTAAACACTTCTTTCTTCTCTGCAATAAAGTTTGCAAAAGAAGTAACTACTGATTCTTGTTTATGCGATAATTTTTTAGATTCTTCCATACCATTATAGTCTGCGGCTGGTGAATGGGCATAAGGTGTGTCCCCTAAATTAGCATCGTCATCACCAAATAGTTTACTCATTGTGTCTACATGACTCGTCATATACTCTTGGTGCTGATTTAAGACACCTAGTGATTGTAATGCATCATGGGTACGTGACATATGATACGTAAAATCGTGTATCATCATAGGGGTTGCTTTTTTAGCGGCAACCGCCTGTTTTTCAACACCCAAATAGGCATCAGTAGATTCTAATGCTGTTTTTAATAATTCGTGTTGTATGTTTAAATCGTTTATCATTTTATTATTGACCTTAACATCCATGAGTGTTTTTCGTGAGCCTGAATTCTATCTTGTAAGAAATTAGCAATGCCTACTTCACCTGTAGTTTCTGCAGTTGTATAAGCAGTCAGTAAGGATGCTCTTAGTATATTATTTTCTTGAAGCAATCTGGTCATCATTGTCTTTGCATCTGGAACATCATCTGTTTCTTCAATGGATGTTAACTCTTTTAACCTTGTAAGAGTACCTGGCGCATAAGAATCTAAAGTTCTAATTAATTCGGCAAGTGAGTCAATCGAGGCAAAAACCTCTTGATAAAGATTTTGAAGAAAATCATGGTATTGAGGAAAGTTTGGACCTTCAACATTCCAATGGTAAAAGTGTGCTTTTAGGTAAAACGTAAATGCATCAGCATGCACTTTTTTTAATTCATCTATTAACATTAGAGACCTGTATAATGTCTAAACTGCATGTTACGAAGTGTAGAGGGCTTAGAGGTCATACCTGCCACAACATCTTGAACAGCCTTTGATGGTGCATTATGACCGGTAGGTTCACCAATGTGCTCACCGGCTCTAGCAGTTTCAATTAATTTTTTAAATTCTCTATAAGCACTTGGACATATATCTAAGTTTTTAGTCTGAATTCCGTCAAATTCTAATTGATCCACTTCCTCAAATAATGCACGCTTTTGATCTGCGTTCATTAAGAGATAAGGGATCTTAGTTACTTCTAATTGCATAGGTTCTACCTCTACAGACTCTTTTACCTTATTTACTGGGACTACTTTATAAACACCACCGGTACCATACTTTGCAGGGACAAAGACTGTCTTTTTAGGTCCCTGTTGGGCTTTAACCTTGACTCTTTTTACCATATCTTGAAAAGCTGCACCATAATCGGCTTCTTTAGCTTCTGACTTAACTTTACTTTCCCCAGGAGTAATGCGCTTCATCTCTTTAGTGCTTTCTGGGGTACCCCATTCGTATTTAGAAATCTTTACTTCACCTTGTGAACCAGGTGCTACTGCCTCGGTAACAGTCTTAGTTTTCTTAGCGCTATGCTTTACCATATCGCTCCAAAGTTCTTCCCTGTGTTCTGGCTTCATCTTAGAAGGAAGACCGGCATGGAATTTACTCTTCCTGCCGGCTGCTGCATGCTCACGCATCTTAGTACCTGAAATACCAGAGGTACCTTCTGCATCAGGATCTCTTTCACCAGAGGAATGTACTTGAATAGATTTAAATTTATAGTTACCGTGCGCGCTCTTTACGCCATTATACTTATGAAGTAATTTGTGATACTCTTCTACACGATCAGAACCAGCAATAACATGTAAGTTCGTTACACCGTGCTCATGCATTGCTGCTGCATGATGTAGAATGGTTGGTGCTTCTTTAGTAGCTGCTTCAATGTGGGTACCAGGAAATGCACGCTTGGCATGCTTTACCTTAACATCGGCAGGTAACGGGTTCTTATTAGTATCATGAGAATGAGAAAGAACTACTTTGTGACCAGCACTGTATTCTTTAGCAGCAGACATGACTTTATTAATTACCTGCTCATGACCCTTTGTAGGTGGATTCATACGGCCATACGCAAGTACGCCGTGTTTTTCCGGTGCTTCAGTTAGATAGTCTATAAAGTCCATGGGTATTTAATTAGTTAACCGTTTATTTATCTTTCTTTTTACCTAGTGACATATTAATTCTCCAATGCGCTAATTGCTTTTCTCTGGGTGTTGCAGAGTCAGAAGATCTGACTTTCTTTAATTGCGTGATAGATTTACCCTTAAGACCGTGTCTTGCCATGTCACCTTTATCCTGGGGGTTACGACCATCTTGGAAGTTTTCAGATACCTTAACACAGTTGGGTACTATTCTGTTACCCTTCTTTTTCATGCCTTGTTGAGTCCAACCATCCCAACATTTTTCTCTTAAATCTTTAAAGGTTTTCATGGATTTTTAGTTGCCTTGAGTGTATAATCTTTATGTGGGCGGTTGAGAATTACCTTGGTCTAGCAGCAAAATTTGCTCTACTAAACTCTGCTCTATCTACGAACTTAGTCGGTCTGTTATTTCTGATAACGACAAAGCCTTCTGGTTTAGCTGGCTTACCTCCGGTGATCTTAGTTGATCCAGGTTCAGGTATCGAATGTTCAAACTTAGGTTTAGCAGACAACGAATGAACCAATTGGTCTTTAGCAGCCTGTAAGTGATGATGCATATCTAATATCTTCTGAAACTTATCAGAATGTTTATTTACATGTGCTAGATCTGCTTGCATCTTTTCGGTCTTAGTACCAACAGCCTTTGCAGTCTTAACTTTAGCAATATCTTTAAGATGGCGGTCTCTTAGATGTTCGCTGTAGCCTTGAACTGATGGCTTGGTACCATCCCTTACGGTCTTATTAATATAGGTTTTCAAATGTTCTTGATGGCCTTCTATAGCACCGTAATGTTTTTTATCGGTACTGTTAAAGGCTTGCTTTGCCTGGGTCATATGATGCTCATACGTATGCGAATGATTAGTAGATAATTCGGCCTTATGCACATCGTCAACGGTGCTTATAACATGAACATCTGGGTGCTTAGGAAAGTGAGAAAGATCGGCACCGTATTGTGCTTTCATTCCTGCCAAAGTATTACCTTCGTATGCAGTATGTACGGCTACCCCGAACTTAGAACTAGCGATCTTCTTACCTTCTGCCGAACTATGAGATGTAGAGTAAGTAAGAGTATTTGGCTTGAAGTGAAACTTACCACCCTCGTTAACAACGTCACCATGAGGATTATCTTTTGACTTAATACCCGAATGCATTACGTCACCTTGGTATACCCCTGTCTTAGGTGTTACTTTAGGTAAATGTTCCAGGGCCTGTTTTAACTTCTGTACCAGACCTGGTGCATGACCATGATTCTTTTCAATATCTTCATGGGTATAATTTAGCTTAGGATCTTTATTAAACACCGACTTAGATGCAACAAAGAATGCACCTGTCTCTGGGTGATGACCAAAAACTATAGAAGGTGAACCATCATACTTAGTAGCAATCTTAGTCTTATTCTTCTTACCGTTAACCTGATCTTTAACGTCTTCTAAGTTATGATAGGCATGGGCAAAGCCTTCCATACCATCATTAATGACATGGTCTTCTGCATGCTCTAAATGGGTTAGTTTTTCTTCTGAAGCTTCAGTAAGATATAAGTTAAATTGCATCATTTATATTTTTGCAAATCTTTTTTAGATAATGCACCAAAGAGTTTAGTAAAGTCTTTTGTTTTATCTAATGAGTAAGGAGAACTTACCTTGCCATTTAACCGGCCTTGAGCTCTAATACTACCCGACGCTACATTAGTTTTAACTGCTGCGACATATGATGAACCAGATCTGCCTAATCTAAGTTCAACATTAAACTTTGAACTTAATTGCGGGACTGGTAAGTTTAAAGGATTACGTTTAAGGTAAAATAACCCAGCATTTCCCATCTGAATATAGAAACAATTCTTATGTTCGTAGTGATCGTATAAGAAGTCAATATCAGTTTCTATAATAGTATTGAGAGGTACAAGTAATCGAGCTTTAGTAATTGCCTCCCAAGTATCTTTAGATGCTCTAAGAGGTAGACCTGTTACGTCTTTACTTAGCCCTGGTAAGTCGTTTTTTTTAGCATAATTTAATACATCAATTACGTTCTTCTTTTTAGCATTTAATAACTTAATAATAGTTTTTTCAATATCAGCATCCATTTCTGTTTTAGCTGATTTAAAAAACTTACCAGTTTTAATATCGAAGTTAAAAGAACCACCACCCATTTGAGCTTTGGAGTCTTGTTTAATTTCAATATTAACTGGTGTACCAAAAATTACTAACTGCAAGTCAGGCTCATTTGCAGCAAATGCAGCCGTAGAGGTACCTTGCTTAATTTCAATATTCGGCAGTAATTTAATCTGTGGTTTTAAAGCACTCAGTACTTTATTCTCGTATGCTACTCCACCTGCACCTACAGTCATTATAGATCCTTTAAGTTTATTATATTTATCTAATAAAAAACCCCAGCAGAACTGGGGCTTGATAAAGTAGAAAAACTTTAAATAGTACTATCGTGAAAGTCGACTAATCTCTTATCAGTTTTATCGGATATATGAATACCGTGATCTTGCATTTTTGATCTCATATCCGAATAGTTACTTTCTGTAGCGTTGCGGCCATGAGTACCTAGACTTGTGGTCTTACCGGTAGAAGAATTATGATGAACGTACTTGATACCCCGATCCTTCACGGCAGCATAAATGTGGTGTGGGCCTTCAGATACTAAATGACCGACATCGCTATGCTTAGCTGTGACTCGTTTGGTAACTTCATCATCTTCTTCATTAAGAGCTTGACTTACTTTAGAAGACGTATCACGTGATAAGAATTCTGAAGCCGCTTCAATTAATGATGTTTTCTTTTGTTCCATGGTAACCTCTATTGAATATTATGGAATATTTATATAGAACTAAATCTTCAAGTAGTGATTAATAATCTTATCTTTAATCATATCAGGAATACTAAGATACGGCCATTCTAATTCATAAGGACAACCTGGGCTATCCCATTTTCGATTAACTACAAAGTTACGATATTGATCAATATGCTTCTTATCGTCAGGGATAAATCGAACGCGTTGACGCTGGACTTGTGCTAATACATTCATTCTTCAGTCTCCGTATCATAGTTAACAACATGAATCATCTTCTCGCCCATCCATGGTGATCCAGTTTCAGCCTGAAATGAAGTACCATCACCATGACCATCTTCCATGGCTTTATTCATCCTATGAAACTCTTCATAGGTAATCTCTTTGGTAGTTAGAATACGTTCGCCTAAATCCATCTGACTAAACTCATCAGCTTCTGACATAGTAACTGTATCCCCGGCGTGCTCGGCCTCTTTACAATCAATTACATACCTGGTGCGAAACATTTGAATAGCATCTACAACAAACAAAGGCATAACGACTCCATAATAAGTTAATACCGGTTACGATATCCGGCGTCCCTTAGGAGAGACCGATCAGTCACATCAGTTAAAAACTGAGCTACCAGCTGCAGCGTAAGCAGCGGCAATCATACGACGTGAGGCCT